GGCACAAGATTCTCATTCATGGCAATCAATCGTGCAGCAACTTCAACCAAGTATTCTGGAATAGGTTCTGATACAGACATACCCCGAAGATTCATTCTGCCTCTAATTGCAGATTGGAGAATCAACAAACGATTGTAAAAACCTGACCGAAGCATCTTAGGTGATAGTGCTTTGAAATATTCTTCTGGAGTTGATGAAGTCATAATGGAAAGAAATGGATACCGAATAAAGTTTTCTGAGTCCGCATCACCCGCTTTAGCTCTCCTCTTAATGTAGTTCGATGTAAACAATTCTAACATCGTTCCCATCACATCGTTAAACCTTGTGTCACCCGATTTGGCTTTTTCAAGATCAAATGCACCTTCATCAGCCATAAGAAATTTTGGCCCTTGAATCACCTTCTCTTCAAGACCTTCACGGCTACCAACCTTGGTCATTAGCAAGCTAGCGTTATCAATTTCCATACAGATTCGAGCGTTCAATTTTCGTGGAAAATCTTTACCCGAAGCTGTCAAACCAAGCACAACAATGTAAAGGTTAAGTTTGAGTTCATTCGGCCCCATGATGCATCTTCCCACTAAAGCGGAAAACATACCTAATGCAGATGCAGCAGCAATTCTCTTCTCAGGATATAGTGCGTTTCTCATGCAGTAGTCAATGTATGTGTCGATCCAGCCTGGAAAAGAAATAGCATCATCAGGAACGATGTCTACTGCTCGTACCTGTTTAACCTTGCCTGGCTTTGTGGTTTCAAGAAAATCCCATCTCGATTCATTTATTGGTTCTTCATCAGGTTTATCTATTGAATACTTTCCAAAAACCTGTGCGTAAAATGTTTTCCACTCCCTGCTTCCTATTTGCCAACCTCGACTCATGCAGTACACATAATCCTTGGTGAGCGGTATGTTTGCTGAAAGCCTCCAATCCAATGGGCTAAAGTTCCAATAGCGATCCATACCACCATTCTTGCACCCTGCAATCGCATTTGGTTCTCGCCCTGATGAATCGGGATGCCAGATTAAAAAGTAGTCATGTCTAACCTCAACCACTCGGTAGGAATCTGGAAGAACTTCGGGCCATGAAGTTTCCGCTCTCCAGTCCTCAAGAGCATTTTTCTTACCTATGTCTTTGTGCTGATATGGTTCCTTATTTAATTCAGTAAATCTTTTCGATCCCTTTTGATCATAAGATTGGGCAAATGACATCAGAAAATCATGTTCTTCCGCAGTAAGCGTTGGAATGGTTGCGACATCACCATGCAGCATTTTATATGGCTTAACTAATCCATCAATTTTCGAGACTGCCTGAGAATAGAATCCAACCACATATCCACCCGCCCCCCTCGTTTCAATCAAGGGTGGTGCAACCTTCTTGATTGACCCTTTGGCTTTCGATTCAGCTAGCCATTTCTTTCCATTGTCCGTAGACATTGTTGCTAATTCACGGCATTTTGACTTACCTAATGGAAGATAGTAGAAAAGGTGTAACCCTTCAGATGGGGTTGTTTCAACGCATCCACAAAGTTTATCGTGTAGCTCTTTGCTCGATGCTTCTAGGTCAGGAAGAAAGTCTAATGCCACTTTTGGGCAGTCAATATCAAGGCATTCCAAGTCTTTATTTTTGCCTACAACTGGGCCACAGTTGATTGCTATCCCTGCTACATTTGCGTGGCTGAAATCTATCTCGATTTCGAGGTCTGATAGTGGGTTAGCTCTAAGCTCCACTATCCTGTTAACCCTCTTAATTACTGGTGTTTTATCCACCTTAGTAGAGAACACCGATAATCCATGTCCACGCACTCGCAAAGCCTGTTTTTTAATTTCTTCCAAGGCACACCTATTCCTTTGATTTTGTGGTTAAATTAGTTAAGATAATGTTGCTGGGCTGCTTCCTCCCAGCATCAGGGGGAGTGGTTTCACCCTTTCGCCACTCCCCCGCTTATTACTCGGTTGCTCTGAAAGGAATAACTATCGATTTGATAGTACCCCTTTTCATTTATGTGTGCCTTAATAGCAATTGGTTTCGGAATAGTATCTAACCACTCTTGATATTGCAAGCCTTCTTTATTCATATTCCAATGCTTATCTGGTAACCCATTTGCCCCAACAGATTTAAGCCATTTCCAAACTATAAATTCCAATCCATGCTTTAATGAGTGGTAACATCTGATTAGCTTACCTTCGAGCGTTTCGTGTGTTTCGAGTATGCAAGGATCAGATGCTGGACTCTTTTTATAGATCGTATATCCAGTAGCTACAATCTCATATTGCTTTGGTTGTCTTCCCGCAAGTATTTCACCATTGGTTTGACTTGCAGAAAGTTTCTCAGGGAATAAAGATTCTTCCTCTTTAGGTTTGAAGTATCCGCAAGAAGGGCAAATGATATTGCCAATCCTGTGTATCAGATTGCAAGAAGGGCAACGCTTTACTTTAGCTGCTGGAAGTTCAATACCTTGTGCATCAACTACAATCTGATCGATGCACCCATGCCTGAGAGCGTTATCACCAAAATCAAGTATTAAACAGTTCTCCTTATCTAGAGCTAGTCGAAATCCCCGCCCTACCATCTGATACCAAAGACCCTTGCTCATGGTTGGCCTCATTACCACAACGCAATCAATCATAGGTGCATCAAAACCTGTGGTGAGAACCGCAACATTCACAAGCCACTTATAATTGTTTTCTCGGAATCCATTAATCACGCAGTCTCTGATTGCAGGGTGTGTTTCGCCTGTTATTATGTTTGCTCGCTGACCTTGATTCTTTAGTTCATCAAGAATCATCTGTGCGTGTCTGATTGAAGAAGCAAACACTAATACAGATTTTCTTCCTGATGTTTTTGCAATGGCTTCTTTAACGCTGGATTGAACAAGATCAGCGTTTTCAAGAATCGCATCAAGATCCTTTGAGAAATATTCACCCGCTCTAATTCTGACATTTTTTAGGTCAGGTGAATCACTTGTACCCATTGTTACTAACGGAGAAAGAAACCCTTCATCAATCAAATCTCGTACCCCAATAGCGTAGCAGCAATTGTCAAAAGTCTTTTCCTTGTGTCCAAATATGATCCCGCTTTGAAGCCGATAAGGGGTCGCAGTCAATCCAACAACTTTCACCCTGGAGTTAGATATTTTTGCTTGTGACAAAAACTTTCGATACATCGTTTCTTTGTTCTGAGATATCAGGTGGCATTCATCAATCATAATGAAATCCAGATAGCCAAAGTCAGCACCTTTCTTGTATACACTTTGTATCCCAGCAATTGTTAATGGCTTTACTTCCCTGCGTTTCAATGCAGCGGAGTAAACCCCGATTGACTCAACAGGAAGTCCTGTTGTTGTGGCATAATGTGTGCAAGTCTTGTTGGATTGCTCAAGCAATTCTTTAACATGGCTTAGAATCATTCCCCTGCAATTTGGATTGGCTTCAAATGATCGTCTGATTATTTCAGCCATGACTCTAGTTTTCCCGCCACCAGTCGGAATAACGATTACAGATGATTGACCAGGGCGATCATGTTGAAATTCAAATAATGTATCCACAGCATCTTGTTGGTATTTACGAAGCATTTGATTTTTTCCTTTTAAATTTAAATGAATTTGCTATTTCACAAGCTTTAATAGTACCTTCTTCTTGATGGTTTTCGTCATACATCATAAGCATCCCAGGTCTTTCCCATTTTTCAAAACAATAAGAACATATTGAAAAACAATTTTCGACAATTCCACTTTTAATAATACCTTCATGTTCATCTGTAACCGCACCATCTAATCCGCAAGTAATGTCTTTAGGATTTGGTTTCCCTATTGCAAAAACAACATTAAATCCTGATGCAATATTTATTTTTTTTGCACTATCTATTTCATTTGGGTTTAAAGCGTGTTTACTCACTATAATCAAAAAATCTTCCTCTATTGCTTCAGGACAACGAATTAAAAAACTTGGGTAAATTATAGATCCTTCGTCAAACTTAAATTCCATAGCAGGTGCATATTCCCATTCCCATCCTATTTCAGTTAAATATATTGCCCATCTCGCATCCAATTCTGAATTAAATGTTTTATCGTCATATTCAAAACAAAATTCTTTTTGACTTCTTAATTTTTTTTTGTTGTCACAATCAACCCCAAATATATTAACTACTTCTAAAAAATTTTTATATTCATCATCGTTCATCACAAAAGGATATTCATCTTTGTTTAAATGAAGATAAATGTTTTCCAAAACCTTTTTTATTTTATTTTTATCTCGTTTTGTCATCACGCTCTCCCTAGCTTGGAATACCCAAGAATCAAATTCGTAGCACCATAGTTATCGGTGGTTTCGCCTATTTCGACTAGAAAAGGTTTGTCCACAAGTTCTTCGGGTTTCATCACAGTAGTGATCCCGCATGAGGAAGCCAGTCTAGCTAGCTTCCTTCTTGAATCCGCACGAAACTTTGTGTCAGTCGAAAAGATATGAAAATTTGCATCTAATGCCCTGCCCTGCTGTGATCCTTGAATGATCTGCATATCGCAAGCAAGGTACTTATTTCCCGCTCTGGATGTCTTAATCTCCGCTCGCATGATACGAGCGGAATAAGTTCCAGCGGGAATTGGTTTTGTTTCTTCGGGATCGAATAAAGGTTCATCACTCATTTTAAGCTCCGAATAAAGTTGGTTGATTGTTAACAGGCTTCTTCCTTTTAATCGGAAAGCTAACAGGTTTTATTTTTC